TTGTGAATTTACATTCAAGTCCGCAACTGCGCGCGGACCTATGGAAGAGGCACCACTTGGCGCAACAGAGGGTCTCATTTATCTCCTACAAAATCATGATAGCCTAGAGACAAAATATGTCTATGGCCCTATTGGAGCAATGGACTATGATCCGAAGCCTGAGGCACCTTGGCAAGTTCTTGAGCGTATTCCGTGGTTTCTAGAGAAGTCGTGGATTCATCCTGTATATCGTGATACAGCATGGTTCCAATCAATTATTCCTATACTTGATGAGTTCTGGCGTGATGTTGAGAAGGCAAAGCGTGGCGAGTTTGCCGCACCTGAGTCATCTGTGAAGCGCAAGTCGGCAGTGTGTGCCATTACTGATTAAAGAGTACTTGGCTTATAAAAATTATTTACCAATTCATGTACGGGTGCAGAGCATGAATCGGGATTTTTGCGGCGATAGTTATTTGTGAGTTGGCTATAGTTTCCTGTGAGTTGTATCCGATTCGCAAAATCACTTTCATAGCACGCCTGCGCATTAAACGCTGTATTTGGCTGGTCATCAACTGCTGCATCATCTAGGACACCTTGGAGTAGATGATACGGTACATGCGCATTAAGTGCCGAGTCGGCAGGACCTGAAACATATTGAATAGGCTTTTCACCTACAGGCGCAGGCGCCATATTCTGAAATCCACTCAGTTGTTCACGTTGCCTCACTTTTCCAGGTAGGTTGTACGTAATAATAAACAAAAAAAGACCAAGTATAATTGTTGAAAGTATCATTATATCTCTTTTCATTTCTCTCTCTACATGACTCTTGGAAGTTGTTTACAGTTGTGCATATCGTAGGGTATGAGCACGTGCCTTTTCATCAAACTCTTGACGATTCGTCTTATAAATATGAGCGATTTCAGGTACAAGTGGGTCATTTGGATTTGCATCGGTCAAGAGACTCAAAATACTTAGAAGAACCTTACTCACGGTCAGCGCAGGAGACCACTGATTCTTGAGAATATCAAGACAGATTCCACCGGCAGAATTGATATTTGGATGATAAATCTTCGTAAGGAAGGTTACAACCGGGGGTTTGAAAGGATAATCTACAGGAAATTGAATCTGTAGCTTGAAATATCCTCCGGCATATGGACTATCCGCAGGACCAAAGATTGCTCCACTCCACTTGAAGAGATCATCACCCGTGGGTCCAGCACTACAGTTTGCCGGCGGATCCTTTGTAAGATCATCAATCTCCTTCTTGATACGACGGAGTGCCATTTGATATGTGTACTTTTAAATGAGGGATACATTGAAATCAAATTTTTCTAATCCTTAGTAGAAACAATGAACTTTTTAAATCTCCTCGCTGAATTCCTTGGTACCTTCCTTCTATTAATTAGTATTCTGGCGACAGGCAATGCTCTCGTAATTGGTCTTACCCTTGCGCTCGTTATCTTCTGTATCGGCTCCCTCAGCGGAGGTCATGTAAACCCCGCGGTCTCCATTGCGATGTTTGTCAATGGCGCGCTCTCTGCGACTGAGCTTGCGGGGTATGTTGTTTCACAGGCTCTGGGTGGTGTTGCGGCGGTGTATGTGTTCAGAGCCCTTGCATAAGTTGAAAATCACATAGGAGTTCCATTCTCTCTCCACTCCTTTAGTCGTCTGTAATAATCAATCATTTGTGTATCATTGCGATTCTTCGCACTGATACATTCATCACATACATTACAGGGTCCATACCCATCTTCCCATTCAATTACGTGCGTTGATTTAATCTTCGCAGGTGCTGATTTAAATGTACGATAATCACGATTTTGTGGATAGTTGACCACGTTATACTTTACAATATAATGATCATCGGGAAGATAGTTAGGATAAAGCTGAGGAAAGAGGTCATAATACCGAGCTGCGCAATTTCCCGCAGGTGCCTGCCATTTCTTCATAAGTTTCTTAGTAAACTTTGGCTCTAAACACTGTGTACCGTACCAATCCATTTTTGTTTGTATCTTTCAAGATTTAATATCAAATTTATATGATTATCAAATAAAAGTATTTAATTTTCCATATTTCAAATAACTATATAAAGAATCTCTTCCAATCCAGTTTGGAGGGAATACTCCCATACTCTAGATAGCTCAGATGGTAGAGCGGGGGATTGTAAACTGGTTCGTTTAACTATAGATCTCCCCAAGTCATTGGTTCGATTCCGATTCTAGAGATATTTTTTGAGAAATAATTTATTCTTCAAAAAATATATAAATGTATCCTTAACGGCAACGAGTAACCGCAATAACAGCAAGGGTCGATAAAACAATTGCCATAACCCATCCCTCAACATCAATATGACTCCGAAATCCTTCTGCTGCTCCATTGTCACAATTACCACCTGAGTGACTGGAAACACTTGTGCCATCGGGGCAGAAATTCTTCGGTGCTGCATTAAACTCGCTTTGAGTTAAGAAAATTGGTGATCCCCGTGAATCAACATCTTGGACCCACTGTGTCTGTTTTGCTGATCCACTGCTTCTATCAATTGTTCCAGTAATCCAAGGTGTACCATCTGAGCTTGATGTTGCGCCATTTGTATCCCCTACAGGTAGCGTAACCTTTCTACATTTTGGATATCCAGAGCCAAGAATCGCATTCATAATAGGCACGGGATTCAAAGCATCTTTCGCATCCTCTAAAATTCCTGGTGCGAGTCCACGAAGACCAGGTAGACCTGCGGATGCAAGTCCTGCTTTTACCTTTGGTCCCAGACTTTCACCAGTGGGAATTCCATTTACATAATACCACATATCTGCTCCATTTTCGCATTGAAGACCGGTTCGAATAAAATAATTAATACCAAGCGGTCGTAATGCACCCATTCCAGATGTAAGACTACTGCTGCTTTGACCAAACCCAATCATATCTGTATAAAATGCGGCACCCTTTGTCGCATCAATTACATCCTCCATGTTGCTTCCACGACGAACACCTACCGCACCAGGCAAGGGTAACTCATCGGCAAAATCATAACTGGGTCCTGTATACCCGGGCTTATTATCAACTTTTGCTGTGGGAAGTACAGACATCCCGCCTCTGCTATTCTACTAGTAAAAGAATACTGATTCCAAAAAGAGCACACGAAATACCTACGGCTTTAAGATATGTGAATTTCTCATCAAAAAAGAAGTAGCCGATGGCAAACATAAGAATTGTACTAAAAACATTCCAAACAAAATTCACTATACCAATTCCTTGCCATTCAAGTGCTTTTGAAAGAAGAGGAACTACAGCGCAGGCAAAAATTGCCGCCGCATAAATAATGTTCCATTTCCCTCCAATACGTAAAAGTGTTAAAGCACCCGCCTCAATTACGCTGGATAGTAAAATCCAAGGAAACGCATTTAAAAGTGCGAAGTCGAGCTGTCCCATTAAATTTGATTGCGGTTTTCTTTTTGAAAACTTATCTTAAGAACATTCTAAATGGATACAGTCTTTCCAGGCAGAGTTCACCATAAATCTATTCCAGAAATGGAATGGAAATGGGAGGACGAGGAAGAGATTTCCACAAATGAAACAATTAAAAAGGTTGTATGTGCTTGCGCAACTTCCGAGGACACCATTATTCATGAAGATATCAATGTATGTACCCTTTGTGGTGATATTAAAAACAGAAGTATTGAGTCAGGAGCAGAGTATCGCTTCTTCGGGCATGATGACCGAAGCAGCAACGACCCTTGTCGTGTAGGCGCACCCACCGATTTCCGTTTTCCTTCGTCATCCCTAGGAACTATTATTCTAACAAAAAGTACAGGTGGTCCAAGTACTGCACGTGCTGCCATGGCTCGTATTCGCCGTTATCACACCTGGAACATGCTTCCTTACAGAGAGCGTGCCCTTCTCCAAGTATATGAAATGCTTGCTCTTGCCGCTACAAATCATGGACTTGACCAGAGTGTAACAGATAATGCGAAGGAACTCTATGTTCAGCTCGTTGAGCATTGTGACAAGCGTGGTCTTTCACGTACAAGTGTTATAGCGAGCTGTATGTATGCATCTCTTAAAAAGGTTGGGCAGCCTCGGAAGCCCAAGGAGGTTGCAGATATGTTTCACTTAACCACGGGTCAGTTCACCAAGTCTTTCAAGTATTTTCAGGAAGTACTCGCAATTGCTAAGCAACGCGGGCTCATTCAAGAGACATCAACACCTTCTAACCTGGAAAGCACCCGGGCTCGAGACTATATTCATTATCCATTGAGTCAACTCGCAATTCCACGTAATAAGTTTGAAGAGATTTCTGAAATGGCGACAACTCTCTGCGATTACATTGAGGATAATGAACTGAGTCCAGAGAACATGCCCCCATCACTCGGTGCGGGTGTGATTGGCTTCCTTCTTCAACGTCGTGGACTCACCGATGTGAGTTATGAGCGAATTGCGGGTGTATGTGGAGTCAGTGAAGGCACTCTACAAAAGTGTCTTCGCCGTCTTGAAACTCATAAGAAGCGACTGGAGGCATTAATTCCGAAGTCAGTATAGAATGGGTGCAGGTCAATCAATCCCAGCGGGAATGCCTTCGCGGGAGGCTTTTAAAAGTAAAACAGTTCCAACACAAACAGTTGTGAATAGTGTTTTTCTCTGGATGTTGGGTCGAACGGATATTCAAGATCTTCTGAAACTTGCCGACCAGCGTCGTTGTAAAGATTATGTTTTTTTTACCCAACGTGCTCTTCAACAGTTTTTCAGTGAACTTCAACTTGAGCCGAAGCTAGGTGCGAAGAATACACTCTACTTTGAAAAAATGGAACGTCTCACCTTTGCGACGGAGGAATCATTGAAGGGACGCGGTGAGTTGAAGGCGTATCGTGATAGTCTCTGTCTCCAACTCGCATTCTTCTATGTGCGTATCATACAGATTTTTGGTGCACTGGCACTCACTGTTATTGATTCTTTACCTGAGCGTGACTCGCAGTCAGTTGACTTTCGCGCGGGAATTCAAGCCCAGGTACTTGGTCGTCGTGCGCCGCCGCCTGGATTTGTTGGCGGTGCGACTGAAGAAGACCGCACCGATTTAGGGGAGTTTTATACAGTAGCGAAGAACTACTTCACAGCGATTCCTGGAACAGATTATTATGTAATTTCATCAAGTCAAAGGATTCCGCGCGACCCTACAACTGCAGTCAATACACTTTTGTTTAATCCAAGCAAGACTAAAAATGTTATTT